TTCTAATATCTGTCTTAAACTTGTTAAAAGCCTCACCATAGAAAGTCTCTTGCATACAATTGTCAAAAAAGTATCTAGGTCTAATTCCAGTTCTAGCAATAGAGTTTCTTACAGCATATTCGTTTAATCCTTTACTTTTAGCCCATTGTCTAACATGACTAACGCTAGGACCTTTCTTAAACTGATAAGGACTGTTAGGTGCTTTAATAACCCAAGGTTCTGGAATTTTTAGCTTTACTCCTTTTTTATATTTTCTAGTCCCTCCAATACCTTTAACACCTTGATTAAGATAGTCGTAATAGTCAGCTAAATATAATGTAGCTACCATTCTAAATCCAAACATTTTAACAGGCATTTTTATAGACTGTTCTAAATTACCTTTATAAACTAAACCCTCTTTTCTAACAGACTGCTGTAAACAATAAACCATGTCAGCAGCAATGTTATTAAACACCTGACTCAATGTAGTAGGGTTGTCTATTTTAACTTCCTCTAATTGGTCAGCATCAAAACCAAATATGTCTAGTTGTTGACTCATCTATGTTTATATTTTTGCCTCATTTCTCTTTGGACCTGTTGTTCCATTTTTTGTTTATCACTATAGTAAGCTACTATGTTTAGAGCTTTAATTATATCCCAGTTTAGTATTTCATCCCATTTGTCTATTCTACTATTAGTCAAATTGTCTAAGGTGTGCCACCATCCCCAACGCTCACCAAATCCAGTTCCTCCCTTGCTTCCTTCGTCATCTTCTCTGCTTCCTCCATCAAACAAGTTTTTATAGCTTTTGTTAAGTCCTCCGAGTGAGTATAAAAAAAAACACCTATTGGATAAGCTATTGTCATTGGCATGTTGTTTAGAAAGTTGTCTGCTGTCTTTCTAAGTATTTCACTATTTACGTCAATATGTTTCCAACCAAACAAAGTTTTTTTAACTGGTCTACAAATAGTAGTTAGTATGTGATGTAAGTTGTTGAATATTGCTTCCTCATCATCCTTAGCATTTTGTAGAATCTCCATGCTGTTAATATACTCTCCAAACAATAACTTCTTAGCATCTACTTTAAACTCATACCACTGACCACCAATTTTAAATCTTTTGTCTTTTAGTTGTTTAGGAAGTTCTGTTTCTAAGAAACCCATTTTCTTTTTAATAGACTTAAACTGTTTTAAACTAATGTTTTTTATTACATCTCTTTTCTGTCCTGTTAAAACTGCTAGGATGTTTATTACTCTTTCTATAGGGTTTAGTTTAGAGTTTAATACTGGTCTTAGGTTGATGTAATTTCCTATTGTAACATCTTCCCACTTTGTTGGGATTGTAATTTCCATAGTTCTATATATAACAAATTTTTAAATAATAACAAAACACTAAAATAAATATTTAAATTAAAATACTAAACAACTAAACACCAATTAAAATACTAACTCACAATGGCTGAGAACACTATTTAAATCAATTCTAAGAAACTTAAATACTTTTTGTATATGTTTATATACATTGATTAATTATAATGTCTTAAAACTAATATATTCAATTAGCTAGTTTATGAAATAGTATAAATTAATAATAAGATAAATATCTTATCTTATCTTATAGAACCCCATTTGCTCAGCATTTGCTTAGCATTTGCTCAGCATTTGCTAATTTTCTTCCTGTAAAATAAAAAGGGAGTGACGCTCTTTTGCCGACCACTCCCAATTTCCAAAACGTAATTTAATAAACATTGACTAATCTAACGTATTGAGTTAGTTATTTATTAATTATCATTCAAATATAACAAATTAAAACAATTTATATTCAGTTTCTTTTATTCTTTGTTCAGCTATGTTAAAATAGTTTTCATCTTGTTCTATTCCTATAAAGTTTCTTTTAGTGTTTACACAAGCAACACCTGTTGAACCACTACCCATAGTGAAGTCTAATACTGTTTCTTTTTCGTTGGTGTATGTCTTAATCAGATACTCCATAAGAGCAACAGGTTTTTGTGTTGGGTGTTGTTTGTTTCGGTTATTGGGTTTAAACTCTATTATGTTTTTAGGGTATCCTGTTTTTGTTTGCTTAAAGGTATCTCTTAGTTTTTCGCTTGCAATATGTCCGACTCCTTTACTTCTGTTCTTATTACTCTTAATTATATTGCAATCTTCTAAGCCCTGTGGGTAATAATTGTGTGTTTTCTTACTGAAAATATGAACTAACTCGGTTATTTTTAAAGGTTGATATTTACATAATTGTGAATTAGAAGCTACTTTTTTATTCCACACCCAATCATACTTGTAATTCTTAATATTACTCATTCTTAAAGCACTTGAAAAAGGTTCTGAACCAAATAACACTATTGCACCGTTGGGTTTTATTACCCTGTTTAACTGTTCCCACATCAAATCAAAATCTATAACACTATCCCACTTACAGGCAGTAGTGCCATATGGTGGGTCTGTTATAATAGCGTCTACGCTTCCCGTTTCTATTTGTTTCATTACTTCCAAGCAATCCCCCTTGTATAGTTTCATCTTATTGCATACCATCCTCTGTTGTTTTCTTTTAAATGTATTAAAGCCACGTATCTCAAAGCATCCATTAAATGGTCTGATCCTATTGGTTTTTGTAGACTATTTCCGTTTTTGTCAGTTGCCCATTTATACATCCTAAACTCTCTTCTAAGGTTGCTACTATTAACAACATTGATTTTATAGCGTTTAAGAATGTCTATTCCGTTTAGAATACTGTCTCTACCTTTTGTTGCTGGTTTAGCGTTTAATCCTAGTCTATATAGTTCCTCGATTGACTTAGGTTCTGCACTATCACAAATTAACTCTTCTCTACCAATAATAGGAATTAGCTTTTCTGCTATGTCATGATTAGTCAATTCCCTTTCATAGATTAACTCTTTTAAATAAAGTTCGTCATCTTTTCGGTAAACTGACAAAGCTGCACAAACGTCAATAGAGTAACCAAAGTCTAAGCCATGAGCCACTAACTTACAGTCTGGCATACTATCAACATACTTGACATTCTCATATATTAAACCACTTATATTTCCATATTCACCAAGACCATATATTTTCCAGAACTCTTTGTCTGTTTGTTTTAAGTATTCTATTTCTTTAATTAAAGACTTAGGCAGAAACGCATTGTTTTTGTAGTTACTTACTATAACCTCAACGTCTCCGACTTCATTAGAACGCTTTATTTCTAGCTCCTGGTTTATCCATATCTGCTCATCGTCTGGGTTAAAGTCTAGGAATATCTTGTTTTCAGTCCTCATTAGTAATTGGAAGAACTCCTGTTTGTATTCTAATTCATTGGCTTCATTACAGTAAAGTATATTTCTTTTAGCACCTCTTAGCTTTTGTTCGTCATCTGCACCTATAAACTCTACTAACCTTTTACCATATCTATACTGTTTCTTAGTTTTGTTGTGATCTATTCCAGAATACCAACCTTCAGCCTTTAGAATGTCCTCAAAGTCTCTAATTACTGTTCCGTCTAGATTAGTCCTATATTTCCTAACTGTGGTCCATACACCTTCATGACAATACTTACCATCTCCATAGTTGCCACTAATTAACCACAATGCACATAATTGGTTTAAAGACCAGGTTTTAGAACTTCTAGTCCCTCCTCTATTTATTACGATTTTAGACTGACTGTCATAATTACGCTCAAATATTTCAGTCGCTTCCACGCTTTATGTTGATATTAATATTATTTACAGTAGATTCAATCTCTTGTTTGTCTGGAGCATTTAGTCCAAACATCTTAGCTATTGAATCATAAGCACCTCTATAGTCAGAACCCTTGACCATTTCTTTAAGTAAATAGAATTTAGCTTTCTGCTCTTTTGTGAGGTTTTCTTTTGCTGCTAAGTCCATTAGATATTCCCAAGATTTAATCATTTTAAAATAGCCCTCAGCTACTTCCTTACGTGTTATTTGAAAGGCTTCTGCTTCTTGTTTCTGTAAGTCTTTGACCCTTACCGATATATTACCATTTTTAAGAAGTTCACTAGCCTTAACTGCTATAACCTCATTAGACGTAGTTTTAGCAACATCATAAGCACGTCTATAAGCTTCTGACGCATTACCAGTGTTAACATACTCCTCAGCAAATTTATTTTGTTTAGGTGTTAGTTTACTCATAGTCCACAATATCCAGAATCACACTCATTAAAATCATCATCAAATAATTCTGTTTGTGTTTTCCATTTAATTACATCTTTGTACATAACGTCACTTCTCCATTTGCTTTTACTTGTTTCTTGGTCTGCAAACCATTGCATTTTATTTGGATGCTTGTCACTCATTTTTTTTAATAATAAAGGGCTTCTCCAATAACAACCAACACAGTTATTCATATATGCAAATCTAACTGGTTTATCTTTCCAATACTCCTCTATATTATCTTTGTAAATATTATCGTTTATTAATGGAAATTCTGGTTGACAATATCTTATTTCTTGCCAACTGTTTCTGCCATCTTTTAGCTTGTTAAATGTTGCTTTTACTTTTGTGTATCCTTCTTTATCTGTTTTTTCAAGCATTGATATAGCTCTTTTAGTTTCATTTGCTCTGTAGCCAAATCTCATTATAACAGGTTTTTTAATTACATCATACATCCAATATAAAATAGGCATAGTTTTTAATTCTGTAGTACAGTATCTTGCTATTTTATTTGGCAAATATTTAGTTTTTTTCTTTGTTGTTATAATTGTTTCATCAAATGTCTTACCAGTTACCCAATGTATTTCTTGACCTATAAACTGCTCTAAATCTAATATGGTATTAATAATTACATCATCTTCTAAAGTGCCTATAAACTCAGTTCCTAATTTATCAGAAACTAATTGCCTTACCTTTGCATCTGGATAGATACAGTTTTTGTCATCAGTTCTAACTAAACTAAATACATTATAGTCAGCTTTATAATTTGCTGCTATGTAAGCTGAGGTTTTACCTCCTGATATGCTATTGACTGTTTTCATAGTTTCTCACTATTGTCTATAACTTGTTTTATAAAGTAGTCTGGAAGTCTCCTCCATTTTCTTTTAGCTTCCATAAACCTAACAAAGTAATTCACAGCTTTACTACCAAACTTAGCTTTTTGCTCTTTTATTTCTTTAGGTGTTAGTTTCATTTAAATTCTACTAGATCCTCAATATTAACTTTAAATTGTTTATAGTTG